TACATTATCATTGAGTCAAAATCAGTTTTATCAATAGCTACATTTCTATTTTTTTTAATATCTTCAAGACTATCTAAAAAGAATTTATAAGAATTTTCAGAAAAGAATTTTAGTTTTCTTTCATTATATGTATTATCATTTTCAGTTATTGGGTTTGCATCAAACCAAGCTGCTGCTAATTTATCTTCAATTTTATCTGGAAGATCTCTAATTTCTTTAACTGTATAAGCAGTTATTGTTTTTTTAATTACATCGTTTTGATGTTCAAATTCATTAGCTAAAATTGTTTTTTTATAAACTGCACTTGCTTCAGCAAAACTTTTATTCCAAAAAGGATCATTTTCTTTACCTTGTAAATATTGTTGAGATCTTTGTGCGTAATCTTTTTCCCAATTATAGTTAGGATCTACTCTGTCTCTTGTATAGTTTTCTAGAAAGTTTAAATGAAATTGATCTGCTGAGTCTTTAGATATTTGACTATACATTCCGTGTCTAACCCATCCATTATAAACATCTGGAAAACCTTTTTCATGAGCGGACATAGCTTCTTCTCTTGTCATGCTATTAATTTTATTAGCACCAGTAATCATGTCCTCTTTAGCTTGTTTTTCTACTGCGTTACCTGCAAGAGTGTTTACAGCTGGTTGTATATTTTTAAATACGTCAGCAAGTTCTTGAAATTGACTTTTTCCTTTAGGTTCAGACGGAAGTGCTACGGAAACTCCTGTAACAGCGGATGGAGACGTTAATGAAACATCTATTCCTAAATTAGTATCTATTTTTTTAGCCATTATGATGGATTAATATTTCCAGGGTTAAAAAAGTTATTAATTTTAGTATTCATTTGAGAGACTTTAGAGTCTGGCCCTGAAGCACTGTAAGCAAATGCTGCTGAACTAAGTGCTGCACTACCATAATAAGACATCGCATTAGGTTTATATGCTCTAGGTAAAGCAAGTATTTGATTAGATATTTTTCTGTTTTCAGCGTTTCTTAAAGAGTCATTATTTTGAATAGTTGAAATGTAATTAAGATCAATAGTGTTATATATATTTGCCTCCTGTCGATCTATTTCTCCAAGAAGTAAATCTACAGAATTACCACCAATTCCTTTTTCTCCAAATCCAACTTTAGCTGTAGCTTCTTTTTGTTTAGCTGCAGTTTGTACTTGAAGCTTTTTAAGAGCAAGTGCTTGAACATCATTTTCTCTTTTATTAATTAAACCAGTATCGGAATATATAGCCTCATTCCGCATCGTTGTAGCTGTACTTGCTGCAGTTTGATTTGTGTAATCTGCTGAAGCTTTAGCTGATTTGTAATCTGCGTCTGCTTTTAAAAAATTAAATGCTGCATAAGCAACTTCTATTGGGCCGCACATATTTTAATTATAAGTTTCCTCTCTTGTTTTTAAAAATCCGTAAAATTTAATTTTATTTATTTGTTTTTCGTGAATTAAATTAAATCCACAATATTTAATCCATTGAAGATGGACATTGTTTCTGCTGTCTATATAGTTAAAAAGTATTGGAAATTTAAATAACATTTCCTCAACTCTTTGCTTACATCCTTTAATAAATGATTTTTTAATTTTATATAATTCGTTTGTGCATAATAAATAAGGACAAGCTGCCATTTTATTATCTGCTGATTTAACAAGTCCGTAAACACCTGCGACTTTATCATTTACTAAAAATGTTTTTGAATATTCAGATTTTTTCCAACCTGTTAAAATTGGATATAAAATATCATCTGAATTTGATATTGTTTTAACTTCTTCGTAATCTGGTTTTCTTATATTTTTTACAAGTTCATAAATATCTTGTTCTACAGTAACTCTTTCAGTTGCAATTCTTGTAGTCATTAAACTGACAATCTGCCTGAAATAGTTGAATATAAACCCTGCCATTCTGTAGATAAAAAATTACAAGGTAAGTAACTTTCACTTTCAATCTCAATTTCTATATCAGTATTTCTACATTGAACTGGAACTTTAAATTCTCCACTTTCTAAAATAGGCTGACCTAAAATAAATGCAGCAGAACCTAATATCTGTCCTGTAAAAGGATATATTGAAGCTGTTCTTGCACGAGGAGTTAAAATAACTTTAAAAAATCCAGTATCAGCATATATTAAATTTAATTTTTTAAGCTGCAACCTGCCTGTGCTAATTGTAGATGTGTTTCCTGTTGCTTTTTGTTCTCTCATATAAATAGTAGAAAATTTAAATTTAAATTTATAATTTAATCCTACATAAGCTGCTGCTGTTGAATAATTTCCAGTTGCTGTCAATGTAGTAGATGTTGAATTTAATACAGTTATATTTCTACCTCTCATTTGAGTATTCCAAGAACCACCTAAAATAATTGATCGAGTTTGTGTAGCTGGGTATGGAAGTGTCCATGTAGTAGTGTTAGCACCTGAATTATAAACTCCTGTTACTAAAACTTTTCTGTCAAGCAATACAGGAAAATTTAAATCTGTATCAACTTCATTTGTTTTTAAATTTATTTTTTCTAAATAAGTACCATCAGCTCTTTTAACTACTAAATAAAAATAATTTTCAATAGCAGAACCATCTAATAATACGTCTGCTGTTGGAAATACATATTTTGACCAACTTCTTTGTAAAGCTTTGTTTTGATTATCAAAATAAAATTTATAAACATGAATTATGTTTCGTTCTCCTGTAGCAAAACCAAAAATAGTATTTTCAGTTGTAGAGCCTCTTAATGAATATAAATTACCTTTAATGTACCTAGGGATGTTTATAGTAGTGTCTAAAGCTTCTTTAGTTTGTAAATCAACTGATAAAAAATATTCTTTTACACCCGCATATTGTCCTCTTTTAAAAGCAAAATAAACGTTTTGTCCTATAGGAATAGGCTGACAAGTTGGATCAATTTCATATTCTGTAGCTTGATTTATTGAAACAGTTTTAGCTGTTAACACTTCTTCAGGTTTTAATAAAAATTGTGTTTGATCTGAAAATAACAATAATTCTTCGTTTAAAGCTACAGCGTATTTTAAATTAGAAACTCTGTTGTGAGAAACTGAAATATCAATTGCATCATCATCTAAAACTGTAGTTACTGTTTCAGGATAAAATGTAAAAAATTCTCCTGCTTTAGAAAATACTACATTTTCATTGGATATAATTCCTAATCTATTTCTATAAAAGAATACGTCTGCAATTTGTTTACCTACAAAACTAGGATCTGGGGATGTTTCACTATCACCGCAAGTTCTTGGATTGTATGTAGGTACTTTATATGTAGTACCATTTATAACGTAAGATGAACCGTCTGCTTTGGTAAATCTAAAATTACCATCAGCAGTTCTAATAAGTAAATGAGGAAGTGTATTTGAATTTATATTATTATCAATTCCACTTTTAACAGTTTCAACCCAAGCTGTTCCATTCCAATTAACATAATAATTGTCGTATTCACTTCCGTTATCTCCAGCTATTTCAACTGTAAAACCTACAACTCCTTTATATGGTAAATCTGTAAAACTGTTTGTTTTATCTTTAATTAATATTAAACCATCACCTCCTATGCCATCTGATACATCAGCAGTAAATGTTCCTGTATTTTTTACTAAATGTATTATGGATCCATCTCTTGTAATTGTATAACCAGAAAGGCCCGCAGAATTTAAATCATTAAATAGTTCTGTTGCTATATTATCTGTAGTAATGCTTGATGCGTTAGCTGAGTTTGAATTGTCTAAAGTTTCATAACTGGCTTTTTCAACACCATCAATTTTTATTTTATAGCTAGTTTTATATTGACCATTTTTTACATAAAACAAAGCTTCTGAAGGTCTTGCTGCTGTTACGTTTCCAGATTTTAAAACTGTTATGTCTTTGTTAACAACGAACGTGTAATCTGCAACACTGACTAAATTTATATCTAATATTGGACTGGTTGAATTTAAATAAGTTAAAGATGGTGCAATTACAGTTTTTTCAACACCATCTAAATCATAGACTTTAATTCCACCGTTAGTAATTATTACAACATATTGTTCTGTAGAGTCTCTATTAATAATGTGTATTTTACTGTTGGTGTTAGTATCGTTACTTAATTTTGCAATATGTTCTGTTGGTGGTCTTTTTCCTAAACCAAAAACAACATCTGACAAACCATTTTCTTGAATTTCAAATTGATTTGGTAATCTTACTGTGTCAGCTTGTTGAGAAACTCCGTTTAATAAATTTGGAATTGATGATGAGATTAATCGAGCAGCCATTATTCATCGCCATCACTAAAATGAGGTTGATAATTTCCTCTGTCTAAAGTTGAATAAACATCATAATTACCAGTTAAAATGTTATGTCTACCAAGATCACCTTCTGCTTCTGTAAGGTTCATGTAAGCTTGTAATTCATCCATTTCATGAAATTTATGTAGTTCAGCAGAAACTAACATGCGATCTTGAAATATTCTTGCTGCTCTTATTGTTATATAATGACGAGCAACTTCTGGAATGTTTTCAAATTCTAAATACCAAACTATAGTTGTTTTTACAGGAGACGTGATTGTAAATGTATTATTATAGCGATCGTAAAGTTTTCTATTACGTTCAACATAATTATTTGAACGAGATGAACCTTCAAGTTCAACTCTAAGTGTGTTTGCAGGTAATTCTATGTTGTTAGAATTATTTGGACTAAGTGTATAATTTAAATCTGTATTAAAATACCAGCCTTTGGATTGAACTTCTCTTGAAGTTGCTTCTAAAATGTTAATTGCAATTGAAACATCGTTTGTGGTAGCGGCTGTAATACTAGACACAGGTATTTCCCCTATTGCTGTTAACATTGTGTTAACGGCTTCTAATTTTGATGTTGCTGTTAATGGCATTATTTTTTGTTATTAATTGATTAAGTGAGAGGGGATTTCTCCCCTCCCCTTAATTTACATTACTAGGTTAATTAAGCTGTTTTAATAATTACAGAAGCTTCTGGTCTTAATACACCATGACCTACTGCATATTTAGCAACCATTAATGTACCTTGATGTCTTGCTGAATATTCCATCTCTGTAGACAGATCTAATAATTTCAGAGTCGCGCTGCATGATTTATGCCATACAACTGCTTTATCATTAGTAAAAGTTCCACCTAGATTACCAGCACCACCAACAATAGAACCAGAACCAACACCTGATGAAATTGTACCAGATGGAAGGTTATTAGTTTTTACGATTTGGATGCCAGCAATTTTAAATACATTACCGTCAGCAAAAGAACCTTGACCGCCAAAATCTCTATTGATTGTAGCTGCTGTAGTGTCTTTTATCATGTTGTAATATACTGCTGGAGAAACTGCTGCGAACCTATCTGACTCAGGCACATCATTCTCATCAAGAATTTGTGCTGCTGCGTAAATAGCTTCTGCTGCTTTTTTTCCGTCTGTTAAGAAGTTTGCTTCAGTAACTGATTGACCAGCTGCTTGCGGATCTAATGCAGTTGCTTTTGAAGCATTGTAAACAGTTTGGAAAATGTGTTTGTCCATTTGCACGGCCAAAGCATTACCAAGCTCATTTGCGTATAAACTTCTTACTTGGAAGTGATTTTTAGCTTCATCAATGTTCGCAATAAAAGTGTGAGCCACTAATAAATCTTGAATAGTGATTACTCTTTCATTGTGTTTGATTGCTACACCAGTTAGTTCTGTACCTGCTGTATGATATGCAGCTGTTGTTTTTCCAATTATTGGAAAAGCTGCTGACTTACCATTAGAGATAGTTCTAACTTGTGTCTTATCAAGTGCTACGTTTGCTCTTTCAAATGCAGTTAAAATTTCTCCAGAAAATAATTGAAGAAATAGTGCATTTGTAGAGCCAGCGGCAGCAACTTGACCTAAATTTGATACTGTATAATTTGACATTATAAAATATCCTTTCTTTTTTAAGTTAAGTTGTAGTTAAATTAAAAAAGCTAATTTCAATCTAAATTGTCCTCCTCAGAGGGTAAAGCTTACTTTCGCTTTATTCACACAGGACTAACTACTTTGTCCTATTAGAATATCTTTGATCTCGATAATTTATTTTCAACCATGCTTCTAAATGCAGGGTCTGTATTATATTTAGGATTTTTCATATCTTCTTTCATTTGAGCAATACTTTCGTAAGCATCTCCTGAAGATTGAGTTGAAGTTTCTCCTAATCTTAAATTTGGTTCTCTGTTTGCTTGATTATATCTAGCGAACATTCCTTTAATAG